TGGCCTCTTCTGAAAAGACGCAATATTCGTCCACCGGGTTTGTCCACCACAGCCCACCGAAACGACAGCCATAACCATCTATCGCATGGATGTCCGAGTGTGGAGCATCCCAAGTGACTACGCGGTGGTTCTCGTAAAGTTTCATGGTGAGCATCTATTAAGGTTTGAATGTTCATGTTTTTTAGCTCAAAAAAAAGGCGGCCATTAAGACCGCCAAGAGGGAGACAATCGTTACTTAACCCAGGGTGGGTTAGCTTTACCGGTAGACGCTTTCTTAGGTGCAGGTTCTGCTCCTAGATCGCTTTTGAGGTCCGCAAAGGGTGACTTAGGTACGCCGGATGAAATAGCTCTCCAACCGCGCACTTCGTTAGCATCAGGATAACCCTCAGACTTACGCACCTCAACCTTAATCTGAAGCGTGTGGCCAGACAGTTCATCAGTATCACGCAAACGATCAAGACCAATGGCCCTAAGAATCTGGCCTAACTGCTCGTGGCCAATTTGTACGGCTACTGGGTTGTCATTAGCAATGTTGATGTTCCCAAACACAACACGGCCAACATGCTCAGGGCCTGTAATGTCATACCTTATATTAATCATCTCACCACCTTTCTTGGTGGGTCGTATTTCAGTACGCATCATCATAGCGGTGTACCAACCGGCAGGGATTGGCGTAAAGTCGTTATTGCGCTCTTCGCGCTCAGGTACTGATGAGAGTTCAAATACGTTATTTAATAATGCCATTGTTATTCACCTATTGTTGTAATTGAAAAAGAAGGACGCCCTGGTTCCATTGTGATGGCGGCGCTTAGTGTATGTATCATCTTAGGATCAGCAGATTTCCATGCTGATTGGATCACTTCAGGTTTCCACCTAAAAAGATTAGCCAACTGATCAGCATAGCCGTTTTGACCTGCTATTGCTAAAAGCTTTTCAGAGTCAATTTTACGGTTCATGCGACACACAGCCTTGATGCTGTATACATCATCTTTGTGCGAGATGGTCCCTTCATCTTGCTCCTGTATCTTCAGATGTAACTTTAGCTGGTCCTCAATAGCTCTACGCTTTTCTACAGCTACCCGCTCGGCTTCCTTTGCCGTAATCCATTCGGTGGCTAGTCTATGTATCATTATTTCCCCCCAATTTTTTGAATAATCGTTCCCAAGTCAGGTGCTTCCCATGCGTCTAGCTTTCCTGATCGGTCCTTAGCTAACCAAAGCCCGTCAGAGTCACACATCAATGCACGAGTAGACTCACCGTCCGCATTTTTCTCAACCCTGAGTGCAAGCACTTCATCAAAGAAGTACGGAAGCAATTGCCCCGTCTTGTTACCAGGCATAGAAGGTGCATACAGAATACGGCCCATCTCATCCTGTGACTTATCCAACTTGGCCGACATGTACACGTGGCGGTTCGGTAAATCACGAAACGAACGTATGATGTCGGTCATGGCTTCCTGCATGGCCCCATAAGCTTGTCTAGGATCTTTTGTTTGTTTTTTCTCCGTGTTAAGCACTACCTCAGCAATCTCACTGATTGAATCAAGTGCTACAGATTGATACCCTTCTGCTTCCTTAGATTCAGTTAGCCATCCATAAGCCTCTGTAAGGTCCATCATTGAACTAATCTCAATAAAAGGTATATCTGCATCCGCAATAGATAACAGACCACCCTCGGCGCTTAGAACAATGGGGTTGGGTAAGGTAGGTATAAGCGAAGTTTTTCCGGCTCCGGCTTGTCCGTATACGAGCAACTTAACCCCGTTGGCGTGTAGCCCAGAGGTTGTCTTTAGATTAATAGCCATCAGGCTTGTCTCCATTTATGTCACGGTTTGCACGATGCAAGTTGTGACGGCAGTTGAATGATAAGACTAATTCATGTATGGTGTCAACACTTCATTCACATTTTATAACAGAGGACACACACATGATGACGCTTGAGCAAATTAGATACGCTTTATCAGATAGGAGGCTGAAGCTTGTCTCAGAGGCAACTGGGCTTCACTACAACACAGTAAAAGACATTGCTAAACGGCGCACTATTAATCCTTCTTATGTAGCCGTAAAAGCCATTAGTGATTATTTGGAAGGAAGAGAGAATGAACCTAAATAAAGTCCCACAAGAATTAAAGGAATTATCGCGCTGGGTTGTGTGGCGCGATGAAACGGGAAGAAAGATTCCTTATGACGCAAAAACACTCAACAGTAAAGCCAGCTCAACGAACCCAGAAACATGGGCCAGTTATGACGAGGCTATGGATGCTTTTTCTGAGCGCTATCAAGATGCAGACGCTTATACAGGGATTGGCTTTGTCTTGAACGGTGATGGGATTAACGGCGTAGATATAGATCACTGTGTTACCAACGGTAAACCCTCACAAGAATCACTCAGCCTCATGGAGCATTTAGGCGCGTCTTATGTTGAGATCAGTCCTTCAGGGCATGGCCTTAGAGCGTTTGGGATCGGTACACCCTTAGCGCAAGGTTGCAAGGGTACATGGGATGGCCTCAATGTTGAGCTGTACTCTAACGAGCGCTATCTGACCTTAACAGGTAACACGATTAAAAATGAAGGCGCACTCAGGGAGCTGAACGGCTTTGAATCGTTAGCGTATGCCATTAGAACTGATAAGAGGATTGATAAAGCCACAGGGGAAATCGTTGATGTACCGCAAGATAAACGACATGCAGAACTCGTCAGGAGAATCATTACAGGAGAGGTCTATCATGATTCTTTGCGGGATCTTGCTGCTTCTCTCATTGGTGGCGGTCTTCATCCTGGCGCTGTTGTTAATCACTTGCGTGGTCTTATGGATAGCTCCGAGTCTATTCATGATGATCGGTGGGTTTCTAGGCGCAAGCAAATACCTGATCTAGTCAGTTCTGCTAAACGTAAATATCAAACGATTGACCCGTTCTCTCAAGACTTCATTAAAGAAGATGAAGACCTCTTTGATGCAATGGGTGCGGTGTTTGCTGATGAACTCCCCACAGAGTTTGTACCACCAGATGAATTGATTGAATCCGTCCTTGCATGTAGAACCATCAGTGTTCTTTATGGTGATTCCAATTCAGGTAAAACCTTTTTTGCTATTGATATGGCCTGTGCTATTGCTAGAGGTGTTCCTTGGATGGATCGACTGACTGAGGCAGGGTTAGTGGTTTATCTGGCTACTGAGTCCCCTGAAACTGTTAAGGCGCGCGTACAGGCTTATCAGAAGTATCACGAGTGTGTCGTACCTAATCTTTTGATCGTACAGGTACCTGTTAATTTTCATGAGGGTGATGTAGACGTCAATCGAGTGATTGCGCTTATTAAAGATGCTGAGAAGAGAACAAACACCACTTGTAAACTGGTCATTGGTGATACGCTTGCACGAATCAGCGCAGGTGCTAATGAAAATTCAGGTACGGACATGGGGCCGATCATGCAGAGGTTTGACTTTCTCATGAACGCTTTAGTGGCTTCCGTGATGGTCATTCATCATTCAGGAAAAGATGCAGCTAAAGGCGGAAGAGGTTGGTCCGGCATCAGAGCGCACATTGATACTGAGATTGAGGTTGCTGAAAAAGAAGGTATTAGAAAGGCAGTGATTACTAAACAAAGGGCTTTACCTGGTAAGGGTGAAGAAATCTATTTTGATTTACATATAATAGAAATGGGGCTTACTAAGTGGGGTAAGGTGGCTAATACTTGCGTAGTTATATCTGCACAAGAACCCGATCCAGAAATTAAATTAAATCAGAAACTATTAGATTATAAAGATGTATTTATTCAGGCGTGGAACGCTTACGGTAAACCAGTATATAGTGATGCTCCTTATATTAGCAAACAGGCGTTTAAACAGTTTCTTAAGGTACATTGGGCAGACAAATCAGACCGTACAATCGAGAATGAGCTGTCTCAAAGCTACCCAGGAAGGCTCATAAATACGCTCATTTCACACGAAATTGTGGCAATAAAAGACAGCGGATGGATCGTAATTGACCCTGCAATGCAATTTATTTTGATGAGAAAATTGTCCCCCTAAATCCCCCTAAAGTCCCCCTAGGGGAAAAAAGGGGAACTTCCCCCTAAATCCCCCTAGGGGAACCTCAGGGGAACTAGGGGAACTTTCCCCTCCCTCCCCCTAAAACCCTATAGGGTTAGGGGAGGGGGGGAAGGCACGTACCCTCACCCACTTGGAGATAGGGAAAATGATCCGCGATAGAAATACAACTTGTACTGTTATTCTTAATTGTGTATGCTTTTGCTCATGAAAAGAAATCCAATCACCTGGACACATGAGATGGTGTCTTTCTTAACCGAGCATTATCCTAAACAAGGAAAAATGTGGTGCGCCCATGAAATGAATCTAAAAGAACACCAAGTAAGACACAAAGCATCCGCATTGCATTTAACCGCACGAGGAACAAGTGAAGCTTGGTTAAACGGTCAAATACAAGCAGCGTTATCTAAAATAGGAAAAAAAAGACCCGAACAAGCATTAATAATGAAAAGGGTTATTCATGATAAAGGTTTACATTTAAATCGAACTTCAGAACAAATAAGTAAACACATGAAAGAATGGATACAAAAAAACGGGCACCCAAAAGGCGCAACGGGTATGATTCATTCTGATAAATCAAAAAAGATAATGTCTCAAAAATCAAAACAAAGATATGATAATATGTCTGAAGAACAAAAAGCGTTAATAGTTTTAAAGTCAATGAAAACAAAAGTTGCAAATGGAACTGCTAATAAAGCTTCAGGACATGGATCATGGAAAGCCCAATGGAGGGAAATAGGAGGGCAAAGAAAATTTTTTAGATCAAGATGGGAAGCAAATTATGCAAGATATTTAGAACATTTGATTGATCGTGGGGTTATTTTAAAGTGGGAACACGAGCCAGAAACTTTTTGGTTTGAAGGCGTAAAGCGCGGAACCGTGTCTTATTTGCCTGATTTTAAAATAACAAACATGGATGGTTCCGTTGAGTACCACGAAGTAAAGGGCTGGATGGACGACAAAAGCAAAACAAAAATAAAACGTATGGCAAAATATCATCCAGACATTAAATTAATTGTTGTTGCCACCAAAGAATATAAGGCTTTAGAAAAGATGTACGCATATACAATTGACGGTTGGGAGCATAAAAACTTGTCTAAATCAATCGCATGAAAAAACGTAATCACAATCCAGAGCTAATGGGTAAATTATTTGGGTATTGGACCGTTATTGGTGAAGAAAAACCAAATATATACGGTAAGCGCGTGGTAGTAGCCAGATGCAGGTGCGGGACTGTGAAGAGCATCCTTGCTCAGAACATCCTAGCGGGTGTCAGTCAATCTTGTGGGTGCTACCAGAAAGAACGCGCAAGCGCATGGAGCAAACAGTACCAACTTAAACAACGGGCACAAAAAGCCTAACGATCACTGGTCCCCCTTTTACATTTCATTAACTTTTAGTTAGCCGGGGTGTGGGAAAGAGTTGGGGGGCCACCATTTTGAGGATTTTATGGAGTTGCGTGATTATCAATACCTAGCCAACAAGACCGCTACAGATTTAGGGTTTCTAGGCGACCTGAACCATTTAGGTTTAGGTATGAGCGGTGAAGCGGGTGAACTGGCTGATGCTATTAAGAAATACACGGTCTATCACCAACCGCTTGATAGAGACAATCTTAGGGAAGAACTTGGAGATCTATTGTGGTTTGTGGCTTTGGGCGCAAAGATTTTGAATGAGCCGTTAGAGATTATTGCGAGGGAAAACATTGCAAAATTGCAAAAGCGTTACCCTGATCAGTACAGTGATTATCACGCAGCTACTCGACTTGACAAGCTATGACAACCAGACAAGAGCATGATCAGTTTGAGCGTGATTGGTGGGGTAATTGCGTCAATACATTTGCTGAAGAAGTAAAGCAACTTACATACGCTAATCGTATGGGTTTGATAAACGCGGGTGTAGATGGTGGTTATTGGCCCGTATATGACCTACAAGGCAAAAGTATTGTTGATATAGGCGGTGGACCCGTTTCTATGCTTTTGAAGGCTGTAGGGCATCACGGGAGCGTTGTAATTGATCCTTGTGATTATCCTGAATGGATTACAGACAGGTACCTAGATGCAGGTATTCTGTTTAGCAAACAGAGAGGCGAAGATATTACGATCAAAAACTATCTGTGTGATGAGGTGTGGATCTACAATGTATTGCAACACACAGACTCACCTGAAACGATTATAGACAACGCCAGGCGTATGGCGTCAACGGTGAGATTGTTTGAGTGGATCGACATTCCAGCATACCTTGGGCATCCACAAGAACTTAAAGCGCAGTTGCTTGATGAATGGTTAGGGGGGCATGGGACTGTTGAAGAGATGAATGAGAACGGTTGTGTAGGTAGAGCGTACTATGGAGTTTTTAGTGGCTACTAATGCAGATGATATGCAGGTGGGTGGGACTCATTACAAAGTAATGGCGATTCAACCGTGGGCTGTTATGGAGTCAGTCTTGACAAAAGAAGAATTTTGTGGCTTTTTAAAGGGTAATATTATCAAGTATTCAATGAGGGCCGGTAAAAAAGATGG